TCTAGCGCCACCTCTTGGTTGAGCAACTTGAGTATTGTATCTTGGATTTGCCATTATTTTTTTCCTCCGTTTTTAAATATTTGGGTTCCCTTTATACCAAAAATTGATCCGACGACAAGGATCCAAAGGGTACTGAACCATGTCGGGAGTGCCGCGAAATGCTCGAAGAAAATTTTTACTTTCTCCATAGCTACTGGATTGTCACTAAAGACTCCCCACGCAAGGACAATTATTGGCGCTGACAAAATTACTAAAACGAACTCGTCCTTGTAATCGTTTTGACGAGCTTCTAGAAGTTTACCTTGGTAAGCTTCCTCACCTCGCGCTTGTCGTTCTGCATGTAACAATTGTGCATCGGACATTGCGACTTTTGCCCTTTGCTTGTTAGCATAAATTTTACTACCCGCAGAAACGGCTAATTTAATTGCCGATAACCACATAACCTAGTACCATTTAGCTTGAACAGGTTTTTTATCCGCTCTCATTCTTTTTGTACCCTTAACAGTTACTGTTTGAGTTTCAAAAGGATCTGTAGCTTCAATTGTAACACCACCTGTTTTATATCCATCTTTACCGACACCTAATTCTGGTACAGCTTTTGGATCTTTTGCTTTTTTAATCATAATTTTCTCCTTAAAGTGATTTATATCTATTTTTTACCAAAGTTTCTACCAAAATCATGAATTTTGCTTTGGTCAGCCATTGATTGTTTAGCTAATGATACTCCTGCACGCAATCCAGCAAGGTCTGCCTCTTGTTCAAGCTTCGCCTCTTGATTTTCTTGGTTCATCATTGCTTTCATCTTATCAAGATCTAGTCTTTCTTGACCTTCTTCTTCTTTTCTTTGATTTTCTTGTGCTCGAAGGTCCATTTCTCTACCTTTTAGTCGAAGTAGTGGATCTCCACCATACTCACCCATAATTTTTTCTTCTTCTTTAGCAAAATCTTCCTGCATTTCTGCAATTAATTTAGCTTTTCTAGATTCAATTTGGTTTGTAATCTGTTGTAGACGTTGTTGTGCCTGCATTACTTGTGGATTTTGCATCATACCTTGTGCCATTGCAGGATTTTGCGCACCTGCTGCTTGCATTTGTTGTTGAATCATTTGTGCTTCTTGTAATTCTTCTACAAATTCTAATTGTACTTGCTCTTGTGCCATTAAACTAATGTGCTCTAATATATTTTTTTGTAAAGCTGCCATTGCTCCAGGATTATTTTGTGTTTGATTTAATCTCATAAAGTTTAAATGAGCATCAATGTGAGCTTTGTGGTCTTGACCAGGAAAAGCTTGAAAAGGTTTCATACTCATAGACATAATATGTTCTAATGCAGGGTCTAGAGGCATTGGAGCTTGAGGTGGTGGTAAGATTGCATTTACATTTTTCACCCCCAGCGCATCGTACATAGATCTATATGCTTGATATAGATTATGTATTTGAGGATTAGATTGCGCCAGTTGTAATTGACTTTGAGCAAGTGAAATTCTTTGCGTCTGTGAGAAGATGTTTGGATCTGCTACAGGTAATATATCTACTCGCTCGTCAAAATCTTGAACTTTAATTTCTCTAGACGCACCAGGTACATCATAAGGATAAACAGGTGGTAAGTATGATTTAAATACTTCTGCTAATAATTTAAATTCTTGTTTTAAACCTACATATAATCTTTTGTGTATTGCTGACATCACCCGCGATCCACGCTCCAGTAACGCGACAGTCGTACCGACTGCAGCGGCTTGGTTCATATCACCCACTTGTGAGTCTGCGATGCTCGCGAATCGTTGGCCCGCTGAAACCACAACACCCATTAATGAAAGTAATGTCTGGTCTGGTCCTTTAAAAGGTAGAGTCATAAACTGATCTTTGATATTGCCTCCCGGAGCGTCGACGTCTCTAAACTCACCAGGTTGTAAAGGTTGTGCATCATCTCTAACTCTAATACCACGAGATTTAAATCCTGCTGGTAAGTTTGCTAAAGTTCCTGCATCTAATAATTGTCTTAATGCAGCTGTTGCAGTTCTAGTTAAACCACCAATCATATGTATTAAACCAAAACCATAGAAACCAGTTCCTGGTAAAAATTTAAACTGCACAAAATAATTTACTTTTTTCTTTAATGGATCTTCAGCTGCATAGTTTCTTCTAATTGATAAAACTTTGTGACCTGCTTCTGATAAAGTAACAACATAGGGAAGTTTAATTCCAGTAGGTTCTCCATCGGCTCCCATGTCTTCATAACCTTCTAAATCTAAATTAGTATGAATTTCATAAAGAGTGTATTGATCTTCTTGACCATCTTTTTGAATTCCTTCAAGTTCTAATTTTTTATCTTGTAATTGATTTTGTGTAACAGGAGGCGAACCTAATTCTATGTCTCTATAAAATCCTGCGACCTGTTGTTTTCTTAATTCATTCTCTGACATTTTAATGACATGAATTACTGCTTCTGCATCATCTAAAGAGTTTGCAGAGTAAGGTACAATTAAATCTTCAGCAGGAACAAATTTAGATACTGCTCTACCTAACATATCATCGTAATAAACTTTTTTAAAAGTTGATCCGGATAGCGGTAAATAAAATAACATTTGATCAAACTCTGGTTCATACTCTTTCATCTGATCCATAATTTGATAGTTCATAAAATCTTTAACACGCTTACCTTGTTCTTCTTTAGCAACAGTTGCATCACCCATAACTTGAGTTCTTACAGGTCCATCTGATGGTAATAATTCTTTGTAAGCCTGTGCTTGAAATTGTGTAACCGCTTCTGCAAGAACAGGATGGTTTACACCACTGGCTCCTTTAAAAGGTTGTGTTCGTCTTTCATATTTAAATCCTAAAAGATCTAAACCATTTTTATAAGTATCTTCCCAATCACCACGAGATTCTTTGTATTCGTTATACTGATCAAATAATTTTGAACCCAATGGATCTAAAATTTCTTCTCCTAAAAATTCTGCTAGGTTTTCAAAATGGTCTTCACCACCTTCAGGGCTTGCAGCTTTTGGATCAAAAGAAATTTCTGCTCCACCTTCTTCTGTCATTTCTATTTCAACAGGTCCACCATCTGTTTGAATTTCTTCAACGTTTTCTTTGATAGATTCCTCTATCTCTACTTCACCTGGAATCTCAACTGTTGTTTTGGTATTCGGTAATGGTTTATCTATATCAGCCATTTTGTTAGTCTATCCTCTTTTGTTAAATGTTTCAATTACTTCTTCTAAAAGTTGAGTATTCTGTTGTTTTGGTTCTTCTATTGGCATTGGATTTGCTGCAGCCCATTCTAATATTTCTGCTTGTGTAGCAGGTGTATCATCTGGTTTTACAATTGCACCAATTATTTCGTTATATTTTAATTCCATCTGTAATCCAATCTAAATCAGTGTAGTTTTTTTTAGAAATATTTTTTAAAAAAGTAGTAGCGCTTTTTTCTGCAACTGACAAACCATGATATTTAAGATATCTTTTTTGTAAAGCTTTATCGGCTGTTACTGTGTATAATAAATCTATATCTTTTTCTTTTGCCATTTTTATTAATTCCTCTACACATAATTTTAAAGCATTATGTGCTGTTTTTAATCCTGTTTTTTTATCTACTACAATCCATTCCATAAAAGCAAATTTAGTTCCAACACCAAAATAAATACCACCTGCACATACAGGCTTATCATCTTGACTAATTATTATACCCGTCGGAGGTAAACAATTTTTTGGAACTACACCAAACTCATGTTGTTTCCACCACTTAACGAGATACTTATAATCAGTATCTAAATCCCATTTTCTAACTTGCATTTAGTATATCAACATTTTGTTCGTCGATAATTTTTCCATAGTTTTTAGAATTGTTAAAAAAATCTTCTGAATCTTCCATTAAAATATCTTGTTCATTTACTTCAAAATAGTCAGTGAATAAAATATCATTAATTAATATTCTTCTATTTTCTGATCCAAATACATAAACAGTGTTTTGATCATCGCCTAATGACTTACCGTGTTTAGTATCTCTGACTCTCATCCAAGTACCATCTTCATTTACCATATGGCTACCAGATACTTTGATACCTTTGTAATCATATAGTTCTGTATTTAAGAATCTACCTACAGCAAATACTTTACCACCTACTGCAACTTCATCTCCTAGATCAACTTGCTCTACTGGTTTAGTAGTCCCATCTAACATAGTAATTAAAGTTCCTTTAATGAAACAACCACTCCCACCACCTTTGTTGTGAACCACATAATCATCAGCAATATATGAATTATCATTTGAAATATTAAAATTATATAAAGGCATTTCAGGACTATTCATTTCTTTTGATTTAATATCTGTGATTTCAATTGAACCATTGTCTGTTACAAGTTTATCACCAACTTTTAATTCACCTTTTAATTGTTCGTAAAGTTCTACACCATCACGTTCTTTTGTTTTTTCTGGTTTAATAGATTTCCAACCTTCTTCAGTCATAAATGGATGTTCTGAAGTAAAGAAGTAATGTTCATTATCATTAAATGAATATAGTTTTCTATCTGCTAGTAAAGTAGGATCTAGTTTAATAACTGTGTTATCTTCTTTGTGTCCTTTTACTTTATCACCTACTACAATATTTTCAATATTTTTAAGTGTACCATCAGACATAGTAACTTTAGTACCTGCTATAAAACAACTACCTCCAACTCCCTCTCTATTGTCTTTAGCTGCTTTTGCATTAGCTTTATCTTTTGCAGATGCATTATCATGTTCGTTTTTTTTAGCATTAAATTTATCTAATTTTTCTTGGCTCCATGTACCTGCTTTTTTAGCTGCTGTTTTGTTTCTAGTATCAATTCTACTTTGAGCACCTTTAGATATATCACCAAATGCAGATTGTGCATTCATTCCTGCAAATACATTATTAGCTGGATTACCTGCTATTCTTCCAGGATCTGTAGATAATCCTAATTCATAATTTGTTTTGTAACCTAAAGAAGTTAAGGCAGTTTTATTTGCTTGATTAAGATCTCTTTGATATGGATCAATCATAGCATTAGCTATACCTCCAATAATACTAGCTGCACCTTTTGCAACCATAACTGTAGCACTATTATTTACAATTTTATTTACGGTATTTGCTACTGCTGATTTTCCTTTTGATACTACATCTTGTAGACCTGTTGTTTTAGGTGTGTTGTACTGAGTCTCTGTAGCATATTTTTCTCTAGCACTCATTATAGTTTCATTAGCAGCTGTCATATTTTTTAAATCTTGTGCTGTTCCGCCACCTACTGTACCAAATTTATTTCTTGCTGTATTATAAGTAGATTGAGCATCTTTTAAATTTTGTATTTCTTGAGGACTTCTATCATCTCTAGGATCAAGTGCTTGCCTATCACCAGCTTGTTTAACTGAAATATCTTTAGGATTAATACGTTCATAGTTTTGAGATATTTGTAAATCTTTATT